TCAACCGCATCCAGGACGGCCGCCGGTCGCCCGAGACCGAACTGGAGGCGGCGCATGGGTGAGAAGTCGAGCGCGATCCGCATCGCCACGCCCTCGGTCGACTTTGAAATCGACGCGATCGATTTCCTGGCCCGCGTCCATGTCGAGCACCGTCTTCAGCTCACCGGCTCGGAAGATCCTCCCGTCAGCGTCCATGTCGACGGCGATCACGTCGCCGTCGTCTCCGAGCTGATCGCCCTCGCCCGCTTCGGCGTCCTCGTCCGTGACGAGGCCGTGAAGGCGCCAACCCGGCGCATAGCCGACGTCGTCAACGACGTCACCAGCAAGCTCAGGAGGAGCTGAACATGAGCCAAGACACCCACACCCCCGACCCCGTGGACATCCACGTCGGCGAGCGCATCCGGCTGCTGCGCAAGAACGCCGACATGAGCCAGCAGCAGCTGGGCGAGCTTCTGGACGTCACCTTCCAGCAGATCCAGAAGTATGAGCGCGGGACCAACCGCATCAGCGGCTCGATGATGTGGCGCGCCGCCGGTGCGCTTGGGGTCACGCCGAACGACTTCTACGAGGGCCTGCAGGGACCTTCGGTCAATCCGGACTCCGTCAAGATCGTCGCGCTTCAGGCCGGCGCCGCGGCCCGAGCCTTCGCCATGATGCCGGTCCTGGCGGAAATCCCGACCCTGCCGCGGCATGCCCGCGCCGCCCTCAAGGGCGTGATCGACTCGCTCGTCCACCTAGCCCGGTCCCCGGGCGGCGAGGAAGACGAGAAAGAGGCGGCCTGATCATGACCGCTCTGGCCAGCACCGCTGCATTTCCATACGCCCTCGCCCGCGCCTGTTCGGAATCGGTGTGGGCGTTCGAGACGTCGGCGGCGCTGGCCGAGGCCATTCTGCGGCGCTGCGCCGGCCGTCCCTACCGCATCGTGCGCGCGGCGACGATGCTCAGCAGCGAGGCCACCCAAGCGGCGCTTACCGTCTACGCCATCGACGATGCGGGCGAGCGCATCGCCTTCGCCGGGTACGTGCTGGGGTTCGAGCACGACGTCGATGGGCTGAAGTTGGTCCTCGCCGCGGCCGCAGCCCCGCCAAGCCCCTTCAACCTTCAACCCGCGAAAGTCGCCTGATGATGTCGCGCCGCCGACCCACCCCCGTGCTCGATTTCGAAACCGGCCTCGACCCCTCTCTCGCACCGCTTGCCGGCGGCGTCCGAACCTGTCGTGAATGCGGCTGCGGCGCAGACCACGCCTGCTACCAGCTAGATCGCGGCGTCTGCGGCTGGGCCGAAAAGGACCTCTGCACCCACTGCGTTCCCCGCGTTGAGGCCCGGCGTTGGCGCCGGCGCTTCTGTATCGCGATCGGGATTTTCGCTGGGCTTTGGGCGCTCTGCATCGCCGACGCCCTGTATGACGCCCAGGTGCACGCCGGCGAGGTCGAACACGCCGTCACCTACATGCAGGCCGCGTGATGGGCGAGGCCAAGCAACGCCGCGACGCCCTGGCCGTTGGCCAGCCGCTCAGCCGCGATCTAAATCGCTGTCCAGACTGCGGCAGCCGCAACACCGTGGTGCGCCCTTCGGGCCCGATCGCGCTGTCGCATACGCCCACGCTCATGGCTGGGTGCCTGGACTGCGAGAGGGTCTGGGAGGCGTTTCCGCCGGACTGGCGGCACGACGCGGTAGGCGCCCCGCCTTGCGATAACTGCGCCTTCGCCGCCGGCTCGCCCGAGAGCAGCGATCGCGAAGCCTGGCGCTCGCTTCTGGCGAAGCTGCGCCTGGGCCAGGAGTTCAAGTGCCACAAGGGCGCGCCGCTCGTCGTAGATCGCGAGACCTCGACGGTCGAGTTCGACGCCGACTGGATCCGCGAGCACGGCCGCACCTGCGCCGGCTTCCTGCGCGTCATGCAGCAATGGCCCGACTGGCTGGATAACCGCTTTAGCGTCAGCCACGTGCTCACGACCTACGACCAGGACCAGCTGCTGGGCGAGACGGCCGACAAGGAGGCCGAGAGATGGCGCGCGCGCAATGTCGCTTCTCGCCGGCGCCTGAAGCGAGCGCCGTCCAGCGCAGCGAGGCCTCCTGTGGCTGAACATTCCTCTATCGAATGGACGGACGCGACCTGGAACCCGATCACGGGCTGCAGCGTGATCTCGCCCGGCTGCACCAATTGCTACGCCATGAAGCTCGCCGGCGGCCGCCTGCAGCATCATCCCTCGCGCGCCGGCCTGACCGTACCGAGCAAGGCCGGGCCGGTGTGGACGGGCGAGGTCAGGCTGAACGAGACGATGCTGTTCGATCCCATCAGGTGGGCGAAACCGCGGCGAATCTTCGTCTGCGCCCACGGCGACCTCTTCCACGAGAACGTTCCCGACGGCTGGATCGCCCGCGTCTGGGACGTGATGGGCCGAGCGCCTCAGCACACCTATCAGGTCCTGACCAAGCGCGCCGACCGTATGCGCAGCTGGGTCAGCCGGTGGGCCGACCTCCAGGGCGAACCGGAAGACCCGAAAATGGTGCGCGGTCCAGATGAGACGCGGGCGGCACATCCCAGCGGACGCGGGCAGCTGTTCGCCGACATGCTGGCCAGCATGGGCTCGCCACCGTCGGGCGCGGCTTATCCTACGTTCGATTGGATGGACGGCCAGCGCTGGTGGCCGGATTACCTGCCGAACGTCTGGCTGGGCGTCTCGGCTGAAGACCAGGCGCGCGCAGACGGGCGTGTCGCCGACCTGGTGGCCACGCCTGCCGCCAAGCGCTTCGTCAGCTACGAGCCGGCGCTCGAGCGCATAGACTTCGGACCGGGTCTGTCGGCGATCGATTGGCTGATCTACGGCGACGAGTCCGGACCGCGCGCCCGGCCGGCGGACGAGGACTGGGCGCGGTCCGCGCGCGACCAGTGCGCCGCGGCGGGCACAGCCTTCTTTCTGAAACAACGGCGGATCGACGGCCAGATGGTCTCGCTCCCGCTTCTCGACGGCATGGTCCACGACGCCGTGCCGGACACACCCAGTTCAGCGAGGGCGGCATGAGCGCCCTCGCCTCATCCATCCTCCCGGGCGTCGGCGGCGCGCCCGGTTCGGATCACCGCACACCCGCGGTGTCTCATCTCGCCCTCGCGCCTTCGCGAAGCCGCCATTGGCAACCCCTGGAGACCATCCATGTCAGAACTCACCACAGCTGCGCGCGCACTCGGTTTCGGCTCGACGCTCGACGCTATCGAGGCGGCGGAAAAGGCGATCGCGGGCGTACCCGCCAACCCGGAAACTCTGGGGGCGGCGATCGCCTCCGTCGCAGCGGCCAATACGGCCGTACAGATGGCGTATGCGGCCCTGTCGCCGCTCTTCTCCGGCCTCGAGGGTCTGCTGAAGCCCGCCCCCGCGCCGCAGGGCTGATCTCTCTTCCTCATAGCCGCCGGCTTCGGTCGGCGGCCCCTTTTCAGGGCCGCGCGCTGCTGGAAAACCTCGGAACCCGCCCATGACCCAGACCGGCCGCCCTGATCTCGACCACAAGGTCCATTTCCTGGGCCGGGACACCCAGACGCCGCACTTTGTGCTGAAGGCGGGCGACAGTTGCGCCGCCATGGCTGTGCGCGCCTACGCCCAGCTGCTGACGACCGCCGGCGGCGATCTGGCCATGGTGGAGCTGGCGCATCGCCAGGCCGACGCCATGGCGCGCTGGCCGCACCAGAAGCTGCCGGACATGGAGTTCGCCGACGAGGCGCAGCGCAAGCGCCTGACCTATGAGGGCGAGCGCCGCGCTTGGTGTTGGGGCGAGCTCAGCGACGTCGCCATCGCCGAGCTGCGCGGCCGCAACGAAGCGCTGGACCTGATGGCGGATGTCCTGGGAGCGCTTGAGCCTCACGACGACGGCACCTTCGTCTACACGCCCCCCGAAGGCGCCGTGGATCCGCTCTCCATCCTGGCCGAGCTGATGGAGGCGCGGCGCGACGGCGCGCCAAAGCCGCCCACCAACCCGCGCGTGGCCCGCGCCGAGGCCGACGCCCGAGCCTACGCCAAGACCTGTTACGTCGGCGGAAAGCGCCTGGCCGAAGTGGAGGTCCAGCTCGCCGACGTGCGACTAAAGCTCGAACAACAGGCGGCTGCTCGCGACCGCAGGCAAGGCGACGTCGCCGCCTGGTGCGCCGCGGCCTTTGGAGTCGGGCACGCCAGCTCGCTGCCCCAGCGCGGGGTTCGCCTGTTGGAGGAGTCGACCGAGGCCTATCAGGCAGCGGGCGGTGGCCGGGAGATGGCCCACCGGCTCATTGATCACGTCTTTGATCGACCCGCCGGCGCGCTGAGCCAGGAACTGGGCGGCGTCGGCGTCACTCTGCTGGCCCTGGCCAACGCTGCGGGCCTCAGCGCCGACGACGCCGAAGCGGATGAAGTAGCGCGGATCAGGTCAAAGCCGTTTGAGCACTTCACCGCACGCAACGCGGAAAAGAATGCGGCAGGGTTCAACTGCGAGCCTGCGGCGGAGGAAGCGCCATGACGACATCCCCCGATAGCATTTCAACGCGGATCGCAGCGTCCCTGGAGGCGCGCGGCGCGCCACCTCTGACCGATCCCTTCACCGACGCGGAATGGGCCGTGCTCGCCCAGTTCGGCAAACCCGCCGTCGATCTCGAACTGACCCGCCTTGAGCGCCGCCTACAGGATGACGGCTTCTACCGCTCGGGTTTCACCAAGGGCCTTTTTCCACCCGTCGATCCGTTCGAGGGCTGTGATCGGGAGGAAGCGCCATGACGACGGCCTATCCCCTCAGCTGGCCCGAGACTATGCCGCGGACCAAGACGCGCGAGAAGGGCGCGTTCAAAACGTCGCTGGCCGGCGCGCTCACCAATGTGCAGGAGAGCCTGCGCCTCTTTGGTGAGAACTCGGGTAAGCCGATCACCGACATCGTCCTGTCGTCCAACGTCACCCTGGGGAAGACGGCGCCGGAGGATCCTGGCGTGGCGGTCTGGTTTGTCTGGGAAGGCCAGCAGATCTGCATCCCTGTGGATCGCTACCTGACACCGGCGGCGAACCTACAGGCGATCCACCACGTCATCGAGGCAAGACGGGTTGAGCTTCGCCACGGCACGCTGGCGCTGGTCCGCGCAACCTTCCAGGGCTTCAAGGCCCTGCCCTCGCCCGCTGGGTCGCACTGGTCGGATGTCCTGGGCCTGCCGCGATCGGCGACCAAGACGCAGATCGAGGCGGCCTTCCGCGACAAGTCCAAAAGCGCTCACCCGGATCAAGGCGGCTCGAACGACGCCATGGCGCGCCTGAACGACGCCCGTGGCCAAGGCCTGCGTGCAATCGGGGAGCAAGGCTGATGGCGCAGGCTACGACACCTGATGATATCCGCGACAAGCTCGCCGCTGCCTTGTCCGCCGCCGGCGCGGCCGTGACGGGCATGGCCGAGCTCCTGCGCGATGATGAGCGCCTTAATGGCGTTATATCCCATGCCGCCGCCTTCGATCTGAACCCGGGCGGCGATTTGCTGCCCCTGGGTGAAGAGGTCATCGAACCCCTGATCGATGCCTTGGTCCTGGCGATTGACGCCGGCGGCCTGGTCCGACCGCTACATCGGATTTCCGCCGCCCTGGAGCGCTTCCGGCTTGGGGACGACGACTGATGCCCGCGCTCGGCTTCAAACCCCGCTTCGCCACGCCGATCCGCGACGGCCGCAAGACGCACACCATCCGCGCGCGCATGCCGGCCGGCTTCACGATCGGCCATTGGGCGCCGCTCTACACCGGCATGCGGACCAAGCAGATCAGCCTGATCGGATCAGGCCTGATGAACCGCGCCTTCGCTGTCCGCTTGGACTTCGACGCCGGCCTGATCGATTCGACGAAGACCTACTGGAAGAGCGCCCGTGAGCTCGACGCCTTCGCCGCCAGCGACGGCTTCGCCGACTGGCGGGACATGGAGGATTTCTGGGCAGTCAACCACAAGGGCATCCGCCAGTTTACCGGCGTGCTGCTGGGTTGGGGCACGCTCGTGCGCGAGCACCGCATTGGGGCCAAGCCATGACCTTCACGGCCGCCCCGAATGTCCTCATCACGCCGGCGACTTTGCGCACGTCCAAATGGCGGTTCGTCATGCACCTCAATATGGGGCGCGTGCACGTGACGAACCGGGAATGCGTGGACTTCGAAGGCCTGACCTTAAGCGACAGTTACGATCGGAAGATGCGCACGACGACACGCACCTTCTTCGTCGCGGGTGACACGCGGGAGTTCGAAACGGTTCAGGACGCCGCAAGGGCCTGGAATGATCAGCATCGCCGTTGGGCGGAAGAGGCTCAGGGGAGCGAGGCGGCATGAACGTTGTGAACATGATCACCGGCAGGCCTGTGCACGTCCCCTCAATCGCAGTGATGGAACGGGCTCGCGTGGAAATCGCCGCAAACACCGCGCGGCTGCACGAGTGCCGCCGGCGCGATCGCGAACGCAAGCGCGCTTGGCGCTACCTCAAAAAGGGCGGGATCATCCTGAGGGAGGATATCGGCGGCGTCGTAGGCGTACGGTGGTGCAAGCCCACGAGGTCGGGTGGCTTCGATGCGCCGACCTGCGCGCGCTGGGTTGCGGCCGGCCGCCTGATCCAAGCCGACGACGTGGCCAATGGCTACCGGTGGCACGAGGTGTCGGCATGATGGCCAGTAGGGTCGGTGGGCGACCGCCAACAAAGGAGCAAATCGCGGCGCTCACTGAGCTAGTCGCCGTGACAGACCTAAAGGACGCAGTCGAGAAGTCGATCGCGCATATCGAGGCGCAGCTCGACTTCAGCGATCGTGATGAGGGCTGGGCGCGCGGCGCCGTGAATGCGCTCGCTCTGCATCGGTATGCGGCCCGTCTGCTGGCGCGCAGGATCGCGCAGCTTCGCTCGCCGGATGAACCTGTGCGCCGCCCTCGAGAGGCCAACGACGCGCTGACGAATTACGCCCTGGTCGAGCGGCCGACGTTCGATCCGGCGGCAAGCAGAACAATCGTCCACGTCGATAAGGTTCTACAGGAATTGACAGATCTGATCGCGGCGATAGATCTCGATCGCGGGGATGAAATCGCCAACGGGCCCGGGCGACGGGACGAGGGCTTCCTTGCGATCACGAGCGGCATCCTAAAGCGCCTCCGCTGTGAACGTCACGAGCTCACGCTGCGGCGTGCTTCGCTGCTCAAGGATCAGCGGCAGACTGAGCACAGCATAAGGCAAGTCGGGCGCGAAAGCGCTTTCATCGAAGCCGCGCAGCTGGTCCTCGATCGCGAAACCTACCTTCGAGTGTGGGCGACGGCCGATCGGATAAGGTCAGAAAGCGCCGCCGCATGAACGCGCCCTTCAGACCCGCGCTGCGCTATCTTGGAGGCAAGTGGCGGCTCGCACCCAAGATCATCGCCCACCTGCCGCCGCATCGCGTCTATTGCGAACCCTATGGCGGGGCCGCCAGCGTGCTGCTGCGCAAGCCCCGGTCCTATGCGGAGATCTACAACGATCTTGACGAGGAGGTCGTGAACCTCTTCCGCGTCCTGCGAGACGAAGAGCTGGCGCAAAAACTCGTCCGGTTGGTCGAACTGACACCGTTCTCCCGCGCCGAATTCGAAGCGGCCTACCTGCCGGCGGACGGCCCGCTGGAGTCGGCTCACCAGCTGATTGTGCGATCCTTCAGGGGTCATGGATCGACAGCCGTGGGCAAGCGCAGCCGGACCGGCTTTCGCGCCGATAGCAACAGGTCAAACACCACGCCCACCCACGACTGGGCCAACCTGCCGCCGGCGATCGGCGCGCTTATCGACCGGCTGCGCGGCGTGGTGATCGAGCGCCGGCCAGCGCTGGATCTGATCGCGCGCTTCGATACGGACGACACCCTCTTCTATGTCGATCCGCCATATCTCCAATCCACCCGAAGCCAGAAGAAGGCGCGGGGCGAGCTCGAGTGCGCCTATGGCCACGAGCTGACCGACGAAGACCATGCGGAGCTGCTGGAGCAGCTGCTGCATGTCCGTGGCCTGGTGATGGTCTCGGGCTATCCATCGTCGCTCTACGACGACGCGCTCAAGGGATGGCGCCGGGTCGAGATGGACGCCCACGCCGATGGGGCGCGCCCCCGCGTCGAGGTGCTTTGGATCAACCCCGCCGCCTGCGCGGCCCATGGCCTGTTTGGAGCGGTGGCATGACCGTGGCCGACAACATCGCCGACGACATGCTGGTCGGCGCGGAAGAGATCGCCCGAGTGCTTGGCTGGAAAGCTCGCCAAGTCTACGCCATTAGGGAGGTCGGGGGAGATGCGCCAGTCCGCAAGCGTAAAGGCCTGGGCCTTTACGCCTTCAAGAGCGAGCTCGTCGCATGGCTGACAGCCAGCGAGACTCTGCCGCATGCCGGCGACGGTCCCACCGCGTGACCGCTGCGCACGATCATGCGTATCATCGACCCTGATGGCCAACGTCCGAAAGATCGTCACCGCGCCACGGCGCGACGGCTCGACCAAGGTGAGCTGGCGCGCCACCTGGTCGTCGCCCGACGGCAAGCGCCAGTCGAAGAATTTCACCCGAAAGGGTGAGGCCGACGCATGGCTACGCGAGATCGCCGCCGGCCGGCAGGGCGGCTCGGCGACGATGACCGTGGCCGCTCTTGGCGCCAAACATCATGCCTGGTTCGATGGCTTGGTAAAGGCCGGGATCCGCGAGCCGGGGACGCTCGACGGTTATGCGACCGCACTGGACCTGCACGTGGCGAGCGACGTCGCTTTCGCAAAGACGCGCCTGGCCGACCTCACCTCTCCAAAGGTCCAGCGTTTCCTCGACGACCTATTCCTGCGGGCAGGTTCAGCCGAGGTGGCTAAAAGGACGCGCAAGGCGCTCGTCGTCTGGTGCGGGTTTGGACAGCGCTCGGGCTGGCTGATCAGCAATCCCGCCGAGCCGTGCAAGGTCATGACGACTGACCGACCGGAAGAGGGCGATGAGCGGTGCACGTTACCGCCCAAAGCTCAGCTCGGCGCGCTGCTCGCGGCGGCCGAGGCTGGACCCTTTCCCATCCGCGACACCGCCGTGGTGCGCCTGCTCATGTTCGGCGGGCTCAGGATCTCCGAGCTGCTTGGGCTGGCCAATGATGCGGTAAAACCAGGCGCCAACGGCGGAGTCGTGGTGGGCGTGCGGGAGCGGCTGGAGCGCCGCCATGTCGTGCTCGGCCGCGTGAAGTCGAAGAAGGCCAGCCGGGATGTGCCGATGGGAGAGCTCGCCGGCCGCGCGGTGAAGGCTTGGCGGCTCTCCCGCGGGCCCGTCAAGGGGTTCGAACATGTTGCGTTGAACGGAACGCGGACGCGAGTCACGGGACGCCTTTTTCCCAACCCGTCAGGCGGTGACCTTTGGAAGTACGACGACTTCGTCCGGGACTGCTGGTTGCCCATGATGGCCCGCGCAGGCCTGGTCGAATCGATCGCGGACAGCAAGGGCAAGAACCGGCCAACTCAGGCCTTCGGTCCCCACGCGATGCGCCATGTGGCTGCGAGTTTATGGATCGAGCAGGGCTTGGCGCCGAAGAAGGTCCAGGAACTGCTCGGCCACTCGACGCTCCAGCTGACCATGGATCTCTACGGTCACCTATGGCGCGACGACGAGCAGGACTATGCGCTGGCCCAGGCTTCAGAGGCCTTGATCGCTGTCGCCAAGACGACCGCCTGAAAACGGCGTCTTTTCTCTGAGCGCCCCAGGAGCGCCGCACCCGGTCTAAAGGCTTGATTTATAAGCATCCGTTCCACACTCAAAATCTGTTGGCTGTGAGGTCGTGTTGGTTCGAGTCCGACCCGGGGCACCACTATTTTCGTATGATATCAGTAACTTATCGCCCGACTGGGCGAAGGGGAGGACCTGAGCGGCCTTTCCGCCTGTTCCGTTGATTTCCCACGCTTTTCCGCCGTTTCCATATTTTCCGTTCTTCTCCGAGCGCCGCGACAGCGCCGCAAGGTTGGCCGCATGTTCTGCCGGATGACGCGTTGGCCGGCCCGCTGCCTGCCTTCTCGGGAACCGCGGTCATCCATCGCGACGCTGATCTTCGCCAACCTGAGAGCAGGATAAGGTTAGACAAAGTTAGAGCGGTAGACAGCCAATCAAGAGCGCTTCCCGCCAAATCAACGGGTTAGCCCAGCCGCACTGTCTACCCGAATCGCAAATCGCCGTTGCGGGCGCCTCAGGACTGGACACATCCCCCTGAACGGATGCAGAACGCGCGTCCATGGGACGACGCGCTCCTGATCGATGGCCAGCGGAAGAATGGAGGCGATGTGCGCCTACGGTCAGCAAGATGCGGGCGGCTGGATGGGACGTCATCTCCTACTGCCGCGCCTGCCACCTGACCATGCGGGTGAACCTGAAGCTTGTCGAGCGGATCTCCGGACCGGAGACGGTCCTGTGGAACAGGCAGTCCAAATGCAGGCGGATCGGCTGCTCGGGAACGGTGGAGTTTCAGGGCCGGGCGCCGGAGCTCATGACCCATATCCGGCTCTTCGCGCAGTGGGTGGACTGACAATGGATGATCCGTCCGGCGTCCCGCTCGCCCACTATCTCGACGCGCACCCGGGCGCCGGCGTTCAGCTCAACTGCGAGGTCTGCGGCCACCAGGAAACCCTGCCGATGGCGGGCGTGGTTGTGCGCCTCGAGGCGCGCGGGATCAACGCGCGCGCCTTCGGGATCAGGCGGGTGGCGAAGCTGGTGGACAAGGCGTGCGCCTGCGGCGCGAGGTCCTGGACGTCTCGGCCGGCCTGGCCGCCGTGGCGAGGACCAGACGCGCAAAAGCCCCGCCCGGCCGAAGCCGAGCGGGGCGAGTGATAAATGCTCTCGCTTTCAGGATGCGTGAGCGTCAGATTCGGTCATTCGAAACGATTCGGATTTGCATGCCTCACTTCGACATCGCAGCACTTGCAAAAGCAGGCGTGACAGGTCCTCTGCTCGCCGGGTTCCTGCTCTTAGCTATCGTGGCACTCAGGTTGCCGAAGCTGATCGGAGCCATTGAACGATTTGTGGACAGCTACCGGCGAAGAACTCAGGAGTATCAACTCGCATGCCGCCGGATGGACGAGGCCCAACGTCAGCGCCTTGCCACGCAACCGGCGCCGATGCCTGGGCATTCAGCCGCGAAGAAGTCCAAGCGTAGGAAAAAGTAGGGCCGCCCAACTCCAGCGCGAAAAACCTATCCTTGACACCTGACGCTTACATGATGTCCTAGGGCACCGAATGAGGGATCTCTAATGTCGTCAATCATTCTGATTGGCATTGCGGCTCTGGCCACGGCAGGAGTCATGTTCGGCCTACCGTCATGGCTCCGTGGACGCGCGCGTCACATGGCATGTGCCGCCAATCACCTGACCGAAATGACGCCAGCGGCGGCGGCTCTGATCGAAGACTTGACGGTTCCTGCAGAGATTAGCGAGTTCATGGCGTTCGTGGTGCGAGACGCCAACAACCCGTTGCTGGCCCGGATCATGGTGCGGCACATTCTTGACGGGCGCTTCTTCAAGAAAGTTCAAAGCGCGTCGAGCACGCGCCTGAGCCGGGCCTTCGAGACTCTGAACCCGGAGCAAATGGAGCTATTTGCGGCTGTCGTTGGCAACGCGATGGTCGCGTCTGCCCATGCTGATCTTCTGCATGCCTCCAAGTACCTGAGAGTCATCAAATGGGGTCTGCTCCAGGAAAGCCCGGCCCGATTCGACCGCCCGCAGAAGGCCCGCGATGTCGCTATCGAGCTTCAACGAGGTCGCTCTCCTCGCGAACTCGTTCCGGCTTAAGCGAGCGTCGCGGCATCATTTAATTCCATGTGTGATTCTACCAGAGAGAGCACCCGCCGGTCGGACCGGTGGCGGGGCTGAAGGGGCGTGCACCCCCGGACGTGCGAGCTCCACTCTCGCGGCCCAGGGTGGTGAGACACCCTGGCCCCCGCCGTACATTCACGGCGACGGCTCATCCTATCAAATGCTGGCTCGGTTTGGCCAGCCGCTCACCTGCCGCACCGCTTACACATCGGCCAAGGTGAGCTTTGGAATACCCGACTCACACATCCACGGTGAGCGGACGGGCGACGATGGGCGCCTCGCCGGTGGCCGCGGGCGCCTCGTTTGGACGGCCTACCGACGTGTGGGCCGGATCCTCATAGAAGGAATGTGCGCCTATTTTAACAATTTCGCGCGCCGTGCGGGCCCAGTCCGGCTGCGCCAGCGCCAGGTTGTCGTAGAGGACCGTGAGCTTGGTCAAGCGGTCATAGAGCGGTCCGTGGAACGTGCCGGCATCGACCTGGGCGACGATGGCGGCGGCGATATTCCAGCTCGGCGTGTGCGCCTTGGCTTGGGCGAGCAGCGTCGCCACGCGGGCCGCGGTCTGTGCGCCATCCTTCGCCACAGTCTCATAATGGCCGTTGGCGAAGGCGTGGGTGACCCAGCTGAACTGGTCATGCCCCTCGATCGTGCCGATCACCGTGCCGTTGGAGTTGTAGTGCAGGCGCGTGCGGTTATCGATGACGAGGCTGACGCCGCCCTGCCCTTCTGGCGGCTGGTTTCCGGCCTCCTGGATCACGCATAGGATATTGAGCTCGAGATCGGTCATTTCGGGCGATGCCTTCTGGCCTGTGCGGCGCCGCGGTGCGCCAGCTTGATGATGCGCGCGACCAGCAGGGTGAGCACGGCCAGGCCGACCCAGAACCAGAGCGGCGGCATGGGCGACCTCGTACGGAGCGTCAGGGTTCAGTTCGGATCTGTAAGATCGGGCAGCGTCGGAGCCAGAGGGGGCGTGGCGCCCAGGGCGATCAGCCTCGCCTCGAGATCCAGGATGTGGCGGATCAGCGCCTGGACGAAAAGCTCGACCTTAGCCAACCGCCGGCGTACCCGCTGCCCCTCTTTCTCGAGCGCCTGAGCGTCGTCGCGCAGATTGCGGATCGACGCCAATTGCCGGCCATTCTCCTCCTGAAGCTCATCAACGAGTTTTCTGAAGGCGTCGGCGATGTGGTCGCTCACCTCGGCCTGGACCACCTTCTTGTGGCGGCGCTTGGCGACCCATTGGGCGCAGACCGCCCCACCGGCGGCCAGGCCGCCACTGGCGAGAGCGCTTATTAAGGCCACCCACCAGGGCGTGCTCATCTGGGATGTCGCGTGGGCCATGATATTCACCCCGCATCCTCTCTCTTGGAGGACGGCGCAGAAACCTCGTCCGCCGACGCCGCCCTCACCTCGGCGACCTCAGTCGTCGTCATAGCGATAGCGTTCGGGAGCTGCGCCGCCATGGCGGCGGCCTTCCTGGCGTTGACCCGCGTGATGACCTGGCCATAGACAATGGCGCCGATGCCGATCACCCCGCCCAACAGCGACCCGATGGGCCCTATGAGCGTCGTCAAGATCGTGATCGCCCCGGCGGCCTTCGCCAGGCCAAACGCCGCTGCGATCAAGCCCGCCGCAGCGAGAACCTGACGAATCAACGCTTCGATCTGCGGCTGGGTCGGGGTGGCGTGCACGATGATGGGCGCCTCGACCGGGCGGGTCTCAGTCATGGGCTGTCTCCTTAAAAGTGCAGGTTTCGGAGCCGCCCACCTACAGCGTGGAATGGCGGGGTTTCGTGGGAAGGCCGGCCTGCGGGCAAGAAAAAGGGCGGCCGAAGCCGCCCTGAAATTCAGATGATGGAGAAGATGAGGCTCGGCCGGACCGCGCCGATCAGATCAGGGCCGCTGCTCTCGCCGCTGAACGCATGCATCGCTCAGCGTGCGCCCGCGTGCAATGTGACGGCAGGTCGCTCCTATTATGACCGCTAAGTCGTCGGCGCGACGCCGCCGGCGGTGGTGTATTTGGAGCCGATCACCGAGATGCCGTTCTCGATCGTGATCAGCATGTTGTTGACGGCCTGGCCGCTCGCCATGTCGTAGCTCATCACAGCCGCGAGGTTCGCCTTTAGGGTGGCGACGGTGGCGGCGAAGGTCGGTCCAAGGATCGTATTGATGGGCGTCAGCGCGGCAAGCGTCGCGGCGTTCGCTTGGGCCACCTCTGCGGCGGCGGCGGCGGCAACCACGGCCTGAGCGGCGGCGAGCTCATCGGCGGTGGGCGGCGCCGTGGGTTGGGGCGTCGAACCTGTCGTGCCTGTGTCGGACATAGATGGTCTCCTCTGGGATTAAGCCGCTTTGGGGCGGCGCTTGGATTGGCGGGCCGGGGCCGCGACGGCTATCGGCGTTCCAGCGCCTTCCCCGGTCATGCGTGCCGATATCTCTGCGGCGTCAGCCTTGCCCTGCACATGCCCGATCGAGACACCAGCGACGACCAGGTCGATCTGCACTGTGCAGCCGTTGGACGCGGGCGCCTCAGGATCCAAAGCCTCGACGGCGATGGCGTCGGACGGCAGGAAGGCGAAGCGTTTGGAATTGGCCATTTCAGCGACGAATAAGTCGGGGCGGCCGGCGACCAGCATGTCGAAGTCCTCGGCGACAACCCGAGGACGGACCTCTGCGCCAGCCACATACCGAATGACCGCTCCAGCGGCCGGTGCGTCGCTGAAGTGGCCGAAAGGCAACTCCTCCACCGTATGCAAGGCGTCGCACACCACAGTTAACGCTGTTTCGGCGGGGACGTTAGTGAGTTTTAAAATCGGCATGTTCGTCGGCTCCTGTTCGCGGATAATAGCTTAGGTCGGTCGATCAGGCCAGTATACAGTTCTGGGATTGCTGACGTATCGGGGCGTTATGATTGCAACCGCCGAACGATAAGCTGTCCAGGCGGCCTTTTCGTCCGCACTTACTGTTCCGTCGTCGGCCAGCACCCACATGGTGGCGTTGAGCCTTTCGCGCCGCTCGATGGCGATGTGCGCCCAAAGCTCCGCGTCCGACGTGACCATGTCACCGGCGGCTCTGCGATCCGCGTCCAGCCTGCACCAGTCGCAGGCCCACCACGGATGCGCCGTATGCTTGGCCATCGCGAACAGCGGCTTGGCGATCCCGCAGCAGGGCGCGGTCATGTGCGTGTGGCCGCCCGCGCTCCAGGACCGAAGCTCCTCATGCGTCGTCTCGCCCGCCGCCACCGCATCTTCCGCGGTCAAGGCCGGTTGCACGGTCAGGCTTGATCCCATGCTATCCTCCATTGGTCGGCCACACCGTCATGTTGCAGGACTCGCCATTCGGAGAGGCCGTCACCGCCGTCGTCCCGCTCTGGGTCAGGAAGGTGACCGGCCCCATCGCCGTGATCGAGCCGCTGGTATGATCTGAGTGAACGCTGTCGTAACTCAACCCCACGGCCGTGATCGTGCCGGACGCGGCGTAGGTCACGGTTCCTGTAAATGAGGTGCTTCCAACGGTCGTCGAATTGTAGTTGATGGAGCCGCCCTGATACCAAGTCCCCCCGATCTGAAACCACACAATGGCGGAGTTGACGAAAGGATTGGTTGAGTTGCCGCCGCCCGGCCCGGTCCCTGTAATCGTATAATTGTTGTTGTAGGCGTTTCCGTAGCTGTTGGTCAGCTGCATGGTCGGCCCGCTGCTCTGGACCGTGGTGGTCGATCCGAGCGACCTGGACGTCGTCGTGCCGGGCGTCACCTTCTTGAGGCTCACCGTGCCGCCGTTCGGGGTCGGGGATGTCATGGACAGTTGGTAGGTCTGGCCAGACGACAGCGGATTTAGGGTCGTCGCGTCGAAGGTGAGTAGCGGAAGCGTGCCGAGGTTGATGGGATAAGTCACGGCCTGCCCATCGGTGACTGTCATTTGGAAAGCCTGCAGCGCGACCTTGATGCCGGCCCCGGTCCCGACGATGATGTTGGTCGCTACCGAGAGCTGGTTGATATAAGCGGCGTTGATGGTGGTGATGCCATTGTTGACCGCGAAGACCGCACTCTGACTCGTCCCGTTGTTGATGATGACGGACGCGGCGTCGAAGATAATCGATGATACCGTGGTCGCTCCAGATGCGGCCAGAAGTTGCATTGACGCCAGCGCACCATTCGCGTTGGCCACCAAGGTATAGGAGCTGTAGACTTGGCCTGTCAGTTCGGCGACCGTGGCGCTGGTCGCCGTGACGCTGGCGGTCAGCGTCAGCTGCGAGGCGTCATCTGACCAGCCAGTGTATAGCGATCCGCTTTCGACCTTAACCCGACTGACGTATTGAGTGACCGTCGCGGTTCCGGTGATCACCGTGTAGATGATTACGCGGACAGCAGCAGCATTGGTCGGCGCGACAAATGTAAGTGTGACGTTGGGCCCGCTCGACGACAGGGAATAAGCGGCTTGGGCTGAATACAGGTTCCCAGCGATGTATGCCCCGGCGCTGTTGAGGAACGCGAGGCTGATCAGGCATTGCGCAGTTCCGGTTCCCGACGTGACGGTCGCCGCGATGTTGGCTGTCGCGGTGTATGTCGATCCGGCCTCGACAGCCGCCGACCCGGCGATCATGGTGTCGCCGCTGGCCGAGGTGCTCTTGTAGCCGAGCAAGCCTGGATAGCCGGCCTGAACGTAGACCGCTGAAGGCGGCAGCACCCATGACGTTCCGCTGGAGATCAGGCCGCCGTCTGGCACGAGGTTTTGATTGATCGTGACCTGGGACTGCAGGGTGGCGATCTGGCTTGCGACCGTCGCCAGCGCCGAGGCGTTGGCTGCCGCCGCATTGTTGATCTGAGATTGCAGAGAGCCGGCCGCGCCAGTAAAAACCGCAGCGTTTAGAGTGCTTAGCGACGTCGCGGTGGCTGTGTTGGTGGACGTCTGCGCCGCCTGGAAAGACGATAGCGAGGCCGACGTGGAGTTGGCGACGGTAAGCGCCTGATTGCCGGCGACCTCCGCAGAAGAGGCCACGCGGATGTCACATCTGTTCCATGTAATGGTTCGCGCGGCGGCTACGGAGCCCAGGCCGGAATAGGCCGAAGCGAGATATAGGTTTTTGGACTCCGAGACGGTGCATTGGATGAGCTTGCGGAAGTAGTAGACCGCGCCAACCGTGCCCGCCCCATAAGCGGTGTTGCCCGAGCTGGTGTCAGTCGAAAATATGCAGGTTACAGACTCGGAATTTCCCGAGACGAACATGCCCGCGCCGACAAGCGAGCCAGCCGTGAGCGTAATGTCGGCTTCGAGGACATACCACCCTGACTCCAGGGCAAGGCCTGCCGCACTCGTGACGTAGGCGTTCGCGCCCGCCGTGCTTGGCAGCTGGTAGGCAAACGCACTGACGGTTCCTGACACCCGAGATCCGGCGGCGCCGCCTGACACATCCGTCCAGCCGTTCGGTACGCCGGTCGCCGCCGCATAATTTGCAAAGGTCGGCGAGGTGTTGAGCGCCCCGATCCCTGCGCTGGCCGCCAAGACGGCGCTCGCCGAAGCCGCCGAGGCGCTGGAGCTGGCCGCCGCCGCACTGGAATTGGCGGCGCTCGCCGAGGTCGAGGCGTTTCCGGCTTGTGTCGTCGCCGTCCCAGCCGCCGAAGTCGCGGTGTTGGACGACGACGTGGCAGACGTGGCGGCATTCCCGGCCAACGTCGCGCTCGACGCTGCGTTGCTGGCCTGGGTGCTCGCCGAGGTCGCCGATCCGCCCGCCGCCGTGGCGGAGTTGGACGCGTTGGTGGCGTAGGTCGAGGCATTGTTGGCCGCCGTGGTCGCCGTCGATGCGGAGGTCGAGGCGCTTGACGCGCTGGTGGAGGCGTTGCCGGCAAAGGTTTGGGCATTCGTGGCCGAGGTATTGGCCGAGCTGGCGCTTGCGGCCGCAGCCGTCTGAGAGGCGGATGCCGCGCTAGCGCTGGACGCCGCAGCGGTTGCGGACCCTGCGGCGGCGGCTTGAGACGTGACGTCGGCCAAGGCCAGCAAGGCAAACTGGAATGTCCCATTGGACCAGTTGGAGGGCGACGTGGCCGAGGCCGTGCAATAGCCATATTGAGTGACCGGCCGCGCATAGACGGCGGTCGGATATGACGACAGGAGCGCTGACGTGGTGACCTGGGTCGAAAAGGTCTGCCACCCCATGGCATGGGTCAGCGCGGGCGTGGCCAAGGTGACCGTGCCGAGATAGGCGTTTGAGGCCGAGAACAGCGCGAGGCCGTATGGGACCGCCTGGCCGGTCATGCTGGCGTTGGAACCGTCCACGGTCGCCTGGACCGTAACGGTCACCTGATAGGTGCGCGACGCGGCAAGCGTGAGGACGGCGAGCGATCCGAAAGAGCCAGGCGCCGCAGGGGTCGCGAACTGCGCAACGGTGCCCTCGCCGACCGCCGCCGGGAAAGTGGCCGCCGGCAGGCCCGACGTCGGCGCATAGGTCGTCGGGGCCGCCGTGAAATAGGCGCCTTGAGCCTGGAAATTGGCCGGCAGGAGAGACGCCGCCGTAGCGGTGGCCGACACGCTGGCTGTCTGGGCGGCCGAATTGTAAGTGCCGGCCGTCGCAGCATAGCCTTGCGCCGACGTGGCGTAGCCCTGGGAATTGCCGGCATAGGTCTGGGAGTTAGCCGCCGCCGTCTGAGCGGCCGTCTCCGCCGCCTGAGCATTGGTCAAGGCGGTCTGGGTGTTGGCCAGCGCCGTCGCCGCAGCAGACGATGACGCCGATGCCGCCGTTGCGCTCGCCGCCGCCGAGGCCGTGTCGCCATAGGTGGCGGTCAGGCTGGCGATGCTGGTGTTGATGTCGGCGATCTGGGTGTTAAGGGTTGCAACCGAGGCGTTTGCGGCCTGCCCTGCCGACACACCGGCATTGATCTGAGCGGCCGTCTGGGTGCCGACCGAAGCGGCGTTGGCGCTGGTCGATCCGCCTACCGTCTCCACTCCGAGGTCGGTGTAATCTTCATCCGCCGCTGGGTAGGCGCCGTTGACGGTGACGTAGGCGATCTGGACGTCGTAGGCGCCGGCGTTCAGGTCGAGCTGATACTGGCCAGTGCTGGCCGCAAAGCTCCTGTACGTCCACGAGCCGCCGCCGGTCGGCGTGACGACGCTGCCGGCGACCGTGACTGGCCGCCAGCGCAAGATAACGGTCTGCGCATAGACGTTGTCCGCGGCGCTCCCCACCACGCTGATAACAGCCGTGCTCTCGCCCGTGACCACATCCGCGACGGTAAGCGCGCCTGTCGTCCAGTTCGCCGCGAGCGGCGCTACGACGATAGTCGGGTCGTAGCCGCTAATCCCCGGCGTCGCCGGCGCCACACCTGTCAGGCCGAGGCTGTACGGATGCTTGCTGTCGGTCTCGGTGCGGACGGTGAGCGTGACGCCGCCGGTCATTGGGTCGGTGCCGCGCCGGGTCACCATGACCTTGGTCGTCGCGAGGCCGGCTTCGTCGATGTTCAGTGTGAAGCAGTCGCCGACGTCGTAATTGCGCAGCTTCGGTTTGCCCTGCAGGACGATGCCGGGGATTTCGCGCCCGTTGCAGATCGTATAGGCGGCGAGCTGGCAGGCCTGGTTGACAGCCGGGACGTATTGCCAGTCCAAGGTTTTGGACCGGACCGCGCCGTCCTCGGCGACATAGGTGGCCGCCTTAACGGGCGTATCGGCCTGGACAATCTGCCAGCGATGGGCTTCGGACGTGAACCGCGGGAAAATCGTGTTCACCCTGGCGGTGAAGCTCGATCCGGTCGGCAGGGTGATCGGACCGTTCAGGTCATCGGCCGTGACCGTGCCGAGCGAAGTCAGCGGCGTATCGACGATGCAGGAGATGATGCCGTTCTTGATGACGATCGAGCCGGACCCGGCCTTCGCCATCTCGGTCAGCACCGACCACTTGCCGTCGCTCGTGGTCCACTGGCCGCAGATCAGCCAGCCATTGGCGTCGGCGATGTTGGCCGCGCGCACGAAGGCCGCGATATCCACGCCCGTAACGCCGGCCCCGATGCCGGCATACAGCCGTCCCGGGCCGGTCTGGGCGTCGGGCAGGAAGTGGCCGAGCGCATAGTTGAGCGCGTGAATCCAGGGGTTCTGGTTGAAGGTCCAGGTGGCGCGCGCCGCGGTGATCGCCGCCGCTGAGGCGCCCTGGCCCGCCCAGCGCTGCGCGCCGGCCCCGCCGGGATAGGTCGCGTCCAGGCGCGGGTCATAGATCTTGATGCCCTGGAGCACCCATTGGTACTGGGGCACGCCGCCGGCGTAATAGCGCTGGTCGTAGACGAGCGTGAGGGCGGCGGCGCAAAAACCGCTGAAGCCGTGGGCCGTGGTCCACTCCGGCAGTCCGGCGTTGTCGGAGGCAAGTTTATCCGGCGGCGGGAAATAGCCGGCGTTCAGGGCCCCGAGCTGCAGGTTTTGCCAGGCCCGGTCCTGGTAGTTGTTGTTGATATAGCTGCCGTCGGCATTCTGATGCGTATAGCCAGGGTTCCAGGCCTGGACCTCATCGTAAGGAATGTAGCCGCCGTTGCAGGCCTGGCCGTTCGGGTCGAAGGTCAGGATCGTGTCGTTGAAGCGCAGCGTCTCAAAAGCGTTGACCGGGCCAAGCGCCGACAGGATGACGAAGCTCGTCAGATACTCGTTGCCCTTGGCGCCGGCTGCGGTGGAGTTTCCGCCGCCCGATGTGGTTTCGTAGACGAGGTTGCCGCCGACGCCATAGCGGCCCATGACGACCGGCAGACCTGCGTTGGGATCCGGCTTGAACTGCTGGGGCGAGCCCGCAGTGTTGACGTTGGGGTGCGGCGACAAGATCGCGGACACGCCTGCTAAGCCGCCAAGCTCGATTGCTGCCGTCGTAACGTCGAAGGCAACCGTTCCGATCGTTGCAAGGGCAGAGCCGCTCAGGCCGGCGGCAAAGCCGATGCTGACCGCGAGCGCTGAGACTTCCGTGGCGGCTGCGGCGATAGCCGTCACGATGAACGGCAGCACCATGGGCATCTAGGCGACGCTCCAAGCGGTTAGCGGCGCATTCGGGTCGGTCAACGTCATGACCTTGCCGACACCCTCCAGGAAGCCGAACAGCCGCCCATTGGACAGCACGACAGTCAGCGCCGGCATGTCGCCGTCTACGCCAGGCAGGGCGACGATATCGGCTGGGAGAGCGAAGGCCGGCGGGATGCGCTTGAGCCCCCAGGAGTCCACCCAAGCCTCGAGCGTCGGCTGTCCGGTCCGCTTCAGGGCGCGTCGGGCGCCCAGCAGTGTCTTGTAGTCTCCGGCCTCGCGCAGGGGCGGCGACCGGCCAAGATCGCGCATGACATGGGCGACCAGGCGCACGCAGTCGCTAGAGCCCCACGCAAAGGGTTCGCCGGCGAACCGGGCCACAGCGGACTCAGCCGCCCGCATACGCCGCATGAGGGGCGTTTCATCGGACATGGGTCGCCTCCGGTCGAAGCGGGTGTGAGGGAATGGCGAAGCGGGTTCGCCGGCTGTCAGAACCTGAGGGTCGTCGATCCGCCGCCGCGATCTTGCGCGGTCGTGTAGTTGTCGGCGTTGATGGCCTGGTCAGGCCTAGGGCCCTGCGCGCCCCAGGGGACGGGGTGGGTCACGTAATCGACGAACTGAAATCCGAGCTCGTTCGGATAGAACTGGTTGTGCCAACTCGAGGTCAGCTTCGACCCATCATCGGTGAGCATGAAGAGCTCGGCTGCGCAGAAGACATCCAACGCTATGGTTCGCTGGTTGAGCCCAAGTGTGATGTTGCCGATGTCGAGCATGCCGTTCGAGACCGTCTCTGGCGTGCCGAGCGGCTGATGCGTCGTCGGATCGAGATAGCCACTGTAGATCGTGACCGGCGCGCCCTGCGCCAGGGGCTGCCCGAGCTGCTGCTGGGCTTCATCGGTCAGCGGTCCGATGGTGACAGAGAACTTGGGCGCGTCGGTCGCGACCTGCTCGGTTATGGCTTCACAGCCCATCCAGGTCCCGTAGTCGCCATCGGCCCCGACGAAGGTCATGGGCTGCTGCGTGGCGGGATTTGTCCAGGTCACGGCGCCCGACCCGTCCAGAAGCCGCAGCGTCTTGGCGGGGAGCGAGCTGGTGGCCGGGAGGTCGATCTCCATGGCGTAGAAGAGGATAAGGACCGGATTGTCCTGCACGGCCTGCATGGCCGCGGGTAGCGCCATCTCAGCGGTCCTCCGTAACAGTGAATTTGAGGCCCACCCGGCGGACCATCTCGATGGTCCAGTTCCAGTTCATGGTGACGAAGCCCTCGAACATGACCTCGACGAATTCGAGCGTATCGCCGTCGGCCGGCACGAAGCGCAGCGGCGGCTGGATCGCCAAGGTGGCCGTGCCGTCGGCGGCCGTTGTCACGTCGTCGCGCACCTGGTGCAGGTAGCGCCGGCCATCAACCGAAGCGTTGATGTGGAAGAACTGGCCAGACAGCAACCCGAAGATCGGCGTGGCATTCTTGATGACCAGCACGCCGCCGGTGTTGGTGGTCGAGGTCTGGGGACCGTTCACGGCGACCACTTGGCCCGCGGCGTTCGGCGACACCGGCTTGAAGCCGCGCTGCGGAAAGCCGATCGCCACCGGGTTGGCCTCGCCCGAAATCAATCGGGCCAACCATTGCCGGCCGTCGCCATAGACCATCGGCGCGAACTGGAAATCGACCTTGAACCTTGAACCGACGCGAAGCACCCGCTGCGTCGGGCCGCCTAGGGGTCCGCTCATCTCGGTGGACTTCGAGACAAGGGTGAAGGTGGCGTCCGTCGGAAAGGGCTGGCTCGGCAGGGTGACGATGGCGACGGTCATCGTCAGTACGACATCAGGTTGCGCTGGGGCGCGCGCTGCGCCTTCTTCAGATCGCTGCGCGAGGCGGCGATGGCCAGCATCGTCCCCTGGTGGGCCGCCGCGCCGGCGATCTGGCGGATCGTCTCGTCGCCATTGGCGCCGGTGAGATCGATGGAGATGTTGTGGTTCATGGTCGTGTTGGTCGAGGCCTGAGACGCGGAGGCGGCGTTCAGCGCATTGAGTTCGGTGTTGGTGCTGACCTTCGCGCCGCCCGGCAGGTTCACGAGCTCGGGCCCGTCTTCGCCCACCTCGGTCAGGCCGCCAGGCGCATCGTCGGTGCCGTCTCGAAAGGCCGGCAGGCCGAACAGCTTGCCGATCGTGCCGGCCAGCGAAATCCCCTGCCCTATGGTGCTGAGATCGCCGCTGCCGGACGGATCCATGCCATTGCGGTCGAGCGCGCTGTCCAAAGGTGCGCTGGATGTGCCCAGACCATACCAGCCGCTATTTCCCGAGGATGACCCGAGAGGCGGCGCCGACGCACCCCCGCCCTCGGCGCCGAATAGCGCGTTGGCCAACGGTTGTGTGATGCTCCGTTGAATCGCGATCTTCAGGAGGTCGGCGACGATGGACTGCGCGGTGGCGTGAAAGGCCTCACCGAGGTTCTTGGTCTGCGTGATCGCCGACGCGACATCGTCGCCGAATTCCTGCATAGCCTTGACCTGCTCGGTCTGCAGTTGCTGGCCGACGCCTTCGGTCGGATTGGCGTAACTGTAGAGCGGGTTGTCCGCTCGCTGATCCTGGACCTGCTTGGACGTAAACTCGGCGGTCTGGCTGGCCTGAAGACCGCCGCGCAGGGCCGCAGCTTGGTCGGGCGAGACATGATCCTTTCGGATCTGATCCTCTAACGCGTCGCGGGCTTCCTGCTGTTTGATCTGCAGGAGCTGAAGCTCAATCGCCTGCCGCTGCTGCACTGTCGTCGCCATCGAGGCTTCGGCGCTGAGCATCGACGTCGTATATCCGGTCAATTGATCCGCGAACGCCTTCTTGCGGTCCAGGACCTGCAGATCGACATCGCGGCTGTTCTTGGACATCTCCTCCGCTTGTGCAGCGTCATATGCCGCGACCTCGGCTTGCGCCTGACCAGCGTCCAGATGGTTTGCTCCAATCTCGTGCGTGCGAGCCGCCGTTTTGGCGGCGAAGTCGTCGCGATCGATTTTCTGCTGGGCGGCGAAAGCGGCCTTGGTCTCAGCAGCCCATTCATCGGCCGTGGTAGCGATCTGGGCCTGGGCCGACAGGTGCTTTATCTGAAATTTGATCAGGTCCTCGGCGTAGGTTCGAGCTTGGTTTGCGACCTCTTCTTCGTATTGGCGCGCCTCAAGCGCCGCGCTGTCATCATAAGCCCGGTTGTTTGAGCCGATAACACTCTGAGCTGCGGTCGAGCTGATCTTTCCTGCGGCGGCGTCCTGCGTCGCTTGACGGTTCTTCTTGTCCCGCTCCTCGCCAAGCTCCTCGAGCTTCAGGACATGCTCCGCAGCGAGGTCGGCTGTGATGGCGATATGGGCTTTGAGTTCCGCCTTTTTCGCCTCCGAGATGGCATCGTCGGAGGCCTTGTTCTCCTCTATCGCCTTTCGGCTGGCCGCGGCCGCTTTCCTGGCTTCGCTTTCACCGAACTTTGCGTCCTGGGACCGCGCGGCGGCCATGAGAGACGAGGCCTGCTCAGGCGAGATGACGGCGCCATTCTTGCGGTCGTCGTTGATCCGCTTCTGCATGGCTTCGGCATGGGAAGTGTGCGTGACGTACTCGTCAATCGCGGAGGTGAAATCCTCGGTGGCTTTTTTTGCCCCCTCCGCGGCCGCCCTTGTGCGCTCGCCGGCCCCTACTTCGCCGCTCGGTGCATGGGCCTTCCCTTCGCCGCCAGACATCTGCGGGAGGATGTCGCGCGGCTTGCCTATGTTCCACCAGCGCGCTTCAGGTCCCCCGACGCCAAGCAAATCAAGGATGCTTGTGGTCGGGTGTGTAATCGCCGTGTTGAATCGACCAAGCGCGTTGGCGCCGACGGCGCCGGCCTCGCTGCCGAGATCGCCGGGCTTTTTCGGCTGGTAGTTCGCCATGGCTTCGGCCGTCTGCTCAAAGCGCCCAAGGCCGTTCGCCATCACCGCGATCGCGCCTAGGGTCTTTTCGGCGACCGTGTCCCAGGCGATCCACAGCCCCTGGACCATGGGCGCGAGTTCGACGAGATCCGCACGAATCTTGTCGTGCATGATCGCGTGCATCCCCTCCATCTTCTGGTTGTTGCGTTCGATGGAGTCGGCCTGGGCGCCGCTGACGACCGACGCATTGCGTCGGAAGTCGTCGGTCATTCCCTGGATTTCCTCGCGTGTCTTGGACAGCAGCGGCATAGCGGACTGCATCCCGAAGGCGTCAGCGATCTGGATGCGCTCCGCGGGATCTCGAATCGCGGCCATCTTCGTGATCAAAAGGTTCATCAGGTCGCCGGCATTGCGAGCCTTGGCTATGTCGCCGTCGGTGATCCCCAGCTCTTCGATGAAGGGTTGAATACGCTGCTCGCGAATTCCGCTTTTGAGCTTGCCCAGCGTCACGCTCAGGCCGTCGAACGACCTGTCCAGGTCGTCATTGCTCACATGGCTCTGCGCGGCGACGAACTGCCACTGCTGCAGGTCCTCGATGGGTATGCCGAGCTTATCCGCATTGATCTTAAGCGTCGTAATCTCTTGCGCCGCTTCTTTGACCTTGCCGAGCGCGACGACACCGGCCACCGCGCCGGCGGCGATTAGACCAAGGCCAAGGTTCAGGGGCGTCATGAGGCCGAGCAGGGACTTGAAACTGCCGCCCACACCTCCCTCGCCTTCGGCGAAGACTTGAGCCAAGCGGCCGCCCTCGACGGAGAGTGCGCGCATCGGCGAAGCGCCTGCCGAGATCTGATCGAACAGCGATTTGGCGACGTGGGTCAGCTCCATGGTCTGGGCGCGGTTGAAGCCGCCGAGCCCGCTGCCATGCGATGCTTTGGATGCTTCCTCGGCTTCCTCACGTGCGGCGCGAACCGCGGCCATGTGATCTTGGGCGGCCTTAGTCGCATTCGCGACATTCATTCCTGCCCGACGTGCAAGTGCTATCTGGCGAGTTAACTCCAGCTCGTCCTGCAGCGCTTGGATTTGCTTCTGATTACCAGATACGTTTGCAACAGTGAGCTTGTTCTGAAGCTGCACCCGCGCATACATCTTCTCGATGCGCGATAAAGAGTCTTTATGCACCCCTTCGCTGTTTTTTGCGTAGTCCTCCTGTTTCGCAAGACCCGCTTTTAGCTGGCCGTCAATCTGCGAGAGATCAACGGATAAGCCAGTGACCAGTTGGGGGATATCCGCCATCGGTTACCTCATAATCGTGCTTGCAACGCCGGCGGTTTCCCCGCTCAAGTTGCAAAGCAACTACAACGATGGTGGGGGGAAATGTGAAACGGCTTTTGGCGATATTGGTGCTTGCCACGATGCTTGCAGGGTGCGCAGTCGCCCCGATGCAATTAGCAGTGGACAAAAATAGGACGATTCCAGCAACTAAGGATCAGGTATGGGAGCGTGTGGTTGAGTTCTTTGCCAGTAACAACATTTCGATAAAAACCATAGATAAGACAAGCGGGATTATCTATGCCGAACGCGCAGCTGGCGCGGGTGAGACTTTTATGCAATGGGCAGATTGCGGTGGGAATTATTTTGAGACACCGCAGCGACGACTTCTCGACTTGAACGTCTTTGTGCGTGAAGTCCCAAACGGAACGAGCGTGACCGTAAACGTGCACGTTCAGGAGGTACGCACAAGCGCGCTCAATAGAATGGTCACCGATACGGTGGAGTGCACCAGCGTCGGCACCCTCGAAAAGGCAATACTTGACGTTGCAAGCGGCTCACCAAATCCAGCCGGCTAAGTAAAATCTAGCTCAGCTCGGCCAGCATCGCCTCTAGCTCGGCGCGCTCGTCTTTCGTGAGCGACCCCGCCTTGGGCTCATTAGAGCAGTTGGCGCGGCGCCAGCCGGCGAAGAGGCGGTTGAACTGCCAGAGGCTGAGACGTCCAACGTCTGGGATGCCGATGGCGCCGGCGACCTCGTAGATAACGCCGAAACGGATTCGTCCACAGGGGAGAGGCTCGGCGTCGTCTCCCCCGTTGGCTCCCCCGGCGGATCATCTTCGTCACCGACGACGCAGGCCATCAAGACCAGCTGCACGGTCACCAGGCTGTCGCCGAGGGGATTACGCTCGGTGTCGAAATAGCGCTCGACCAGACGCAGGGCCTCGTTGGGCGACATGCCGCCGCCGATCAGCCCAAGGCGCAAGACCTCGCGTAGCTGCCGCGACTTCCAATTTCCGCTGATGCCCTGGCTGACCAGGCCGAGCAGGTAACCCGGCCCGACTTTGCAGAGATCGTCCAACTCGTCGAGCTCGGCGATTCCGAGCCGGAAATCGCAGCGCCGGCCCGCGAAGGCGGCGCTGACCTTGGCGGAGCGTGACATCAGGCGCTGGCCGGTACCCAGGTGACAAAGCCGGTGGAGGCCAGGGTGATCGACACCGTGGTCTTTTCCGCCCGCTTACCGTCCTCCTTCAGGTCGGTGAGATAGAAGGAGCCGGCGTAATAGCCGCCGTCCTGGGCCAGCGGCACGTTCTTCTGGAGCTGACAGTCCATCGGCTGGCCGGACAGGAACCAGTTCCGCAGCAGGGCGCTGCTGGTCGTCCCCTGGTTGGTGATGCCGTCCGCGGTCACCTGCCAGGTGATGGTCTTGCCCTCGAGCTCGGTCGCCATCAGGGCGGAGTCGTCGGAGGCGTCCGGCACCTGGGTCGAGCCGGTCTCGAGCTTACCGGCCATGCTGCGGCTGGTGAAGGCGCCGAGCGGCGTGAAGACTTCCGGCGTCGCCGTGTTGCCGATCGCCAGGACAAAGTTCTTAAAGGATAGGGACGTTGCCAGGGCCATGGCGGCCTCCTCTGCATGAAAAAGGCCGCCCCGGGATGGGACGGCCTGGCGTTGCGCGGTGTGGAAAATCGGGTCGTCAGGCCGTGGGTTCGGTTCCGTAGGTGACGGTGATGATGGAGCGGAACAGCTCGCCGTCACCCTGATCGAGGTGGCGGACCTCTTCGACCAAGGCGGTGACGCAGCTCTGATGGTCCGGGCTGAGGTCCAGCTCGGTGTTTAGGATCGTGATCGCGATGGCGGCTATGGCCTTGGCCTCCGCCTTGCTGACGGCGCTCCAGCAGGTGACCATCGACGTGACCTCGGCGCCATCCGTCACGTCCGTGGACTCGTCGCGGATCTCGTCGGCGCCGACTGTCATGTAGGGCAGGACGGCGTTGGCCGGCACGCGGTCATAAACCCTAGCAGGGGCGCCGATCACCGCCTGCAGGGCGACGCTGCTGCTGAGCGCCAGGACCTCGGCCCGCTGGATGGCGATTGAGGGATCGGCGTTCACCTGGTGATGTCCTTCACGGCCTGCTGGGCCCTGTGCACGCGCCGGCGCACGAACGCTTTCCGCTTTGCGCGATACGGTCCGTAGAAGAACGGATTGGCGGGCGCGTGCTCGTTGCCGAACTCCTCGCCCACCGCATAGTCGTAGGGCGCGCCGGATCCCTTGCGCGCCTCCTTGGTGGTCGTCTCGCCGCCGGCGACGACGAAGATGTGCAGGTCGTCGTCGCCCTTGATTTTGCGGATGGAGTCTCGGGTCTTGCCGCTCTTGACGCGCACCCGAGCGCG